TCTAAATATATATTCTGCATGGGTTGAACTGGATACTCATGCACATGCTTACTTGGCGGGATGATATCAGATACCGCAACAATTGCAGACACATCCTCCATATCAATAGTCATCCTTGCCTCGCCATTTACAGCTAAAAGATGAAGTACATTATTAACGATTCCAATAAATTCTTTAATGGTTCGTCTACCATCTTTCAGTTGAACCTCTACAAATTCTGTAGGTGTTGGCTCTGCATCTGGATCACAAACCACATACCAACCATTACGAATAGCAGGATACATTGAATCACCTGTACCTCTTACAGCGTAAGCATTTGGCCCTGCCGTAAGAGAGGGTACATAGCCGTCTCCGCCATTACCTAAATATCCCATTTCAGTGTAATAACCATCCATTCCCATCTTCGAGTATGACTTCACAGGAACCCAACCACCTCGTTTAGTATCTGTGGTGATTTTTTTATTTCTAACACTATCAATGGATGGTGAACCCTTTCCAGTAAGAATCCAGCCGACATCAATATTAAATTTATTGGATACTTTAAAAGCACCAGTTTTTGAAATACCTCGGCGCTCCCAATTGTAAACAATTTGAGGAGTCTCATCTAAGGCGTAAGCCAAATCGGCCCCAGTGATTTTTGTGACTTGGTAGACGCGTTCCATTGTTGGGTGAATTTGCTTCTTTTCCATGACTCTCTCGGCAAGGCTTAGAATTAATTGCTGCAAATAATAACACATTTTGTGTAAATCAAAATGATTGAATGATTTTTTTGTTTGTGTATACTGAATCAATCAAAATGATTTATTTCGAGGTGCTAATGAGTAGTGTCCAAAAAGATGCTGAGCTTATCGACAAGCACGGAGGTGCTACTGCACTGGCTCAAACCTTGGGCTACAACGTTCAGCGTGTTCAAAACTGGAAAATTAGAGGCATTCCCGCTAAGGAAAGACTTAAACACCCTGAATTACTCTTAGTCGATTTTATTCCAACACCAAAGAAATAAAAACCGCCATCTGCTGTAACAGATAGCGGTTTGAATATCGTATTTGGAGCAAACCAAAATGAATGAACAAATCTTAGCACAAAATTCAGACTGTGCAAGCCCATATGATGATGAGGATCAAGTCCTTACTCAATGGCAAGTAGATCATGACGCATATGCAGACTCAATAGCTGAGTACAAGGAATCTCGCAAAGAACTTGAAAAGGCTTTGGGTGTTCAAAAAGATTTCAACAAAACTTCCCATCCAATTGGGGAGGTTATAGCGGACCTGCAAAAACATGCTCACCTATATGCACTTTTGAATCGATTTGAGAGCGCTGTAATCAACCGTCTAAGAGCAAAGGATAAGTTGTAATGCACTACTACGAGCGAAATATTGGTGATTATTACCGCAAGGCTGGAAGATTAAACATTTTGCAGCATGGGGTTTATAACTTGCTCATGGATGCCTGTTACGACCGTGAATCGTTCCCAACGCTTGAAGAGGCTATTGAATGGGTATGGGCGGAAACTGAGGAAGAAATTGACGCTGTTAAATTTGTACTTAAGAAGTTTTTCAAATTAAATGAGGATGGGGTTTATATTCAAAACCACATTAAAGAAGAGCTTGAAAAGTATAGAGCCTTCCTTGCTAAACAAGCAGAGAATGGCAAAAAAGGTGGTCGCCCAAAGAAAAACCCAAAAAATGATTCTGGTAATAATGGGAATGATTTTGATAATTCTGGCTTTAAAAATGAAAGCCAAGACAACCAAAATGAAAGCGAATTAAACCCAGAAAAACCCAAAGAAACCCAAATAAAGCCTAAACCATCTAACCATCTAACCAACGAACCATCTAACCAAGAAAATAATATATGTCCGCCTAACGGCGAACCCGTGCCTGCTGAAAAACCTAAAGAGAATTTCAAGAATGAGATTCAAGAGGTTTTCGAGTTTTGGAAAGTGACGTTTAACAAGAATAATCGAACCATTCTTGATAACCAGCGCAAATCCAAAATACAAGCTCGGCTCAAAGAGGGTTACACGGTTGAAGATATCAAGACCGCTATTGTTGGGTGCTCTAAATCTCAATTCCATATTGAGGGCAATCATACTGATCTAACGCTAATTTGCCGCGATGCAACCAAGCTTGATCACTTTCTTGCCATGTCTAATCCAGCACAGGTAATAGCATGTCCTCAAATTGAGGATGTGCAGACCATTCCTGCTCAATACAAGGTAATTGAGGGGGATTGGTAATGTCATTTAATTCAAATATTCATGATGTGAACATGGAGCAATGTGTTCTTGCGGCTTTAATGGCTACATCCTTGTCACTTGAGTCTATTGGTCAGGAGTTGGATGCAGAATGTTTTTACTCAGATCGTCATCAACAAATATACAAGGCAATCGTAGAGCTTTCTGAAAGCAACCATCCTTACGATGTGGTTATGGTTAGTAACTACTTAAAGGGCAAAAATGTTTTGCATTTGATGGGTGGTGAGGATTATTTGATTCAGCTTATGCAGGATGCGCCAAGTAGTTTTTACAATGCTGAAAGTTATGTAACTCAATTAAAAAAACTCAAGACGCACCGAAAAATTGAGCAAATTGGTTTTCGCATTGCCGCAATGGCTAAAGACACTACAGTGCCAGACGCATTCATTGAAGCTGAAAATCTTTTGAGTCAAATCGATAAAACAGAAGATGGCGATATGGGCGCAAGCTTTGGTGATGCATTGACTAGCGCATTGGCGCAAATGATAGAGAAATCAGAGAAGAAAACTAAGAATCAATTATCTGGAGTTAGATTCAATCTTGTAACGCTCGATAAGATGCTTGGCACAGTACAAAACGGTCATTTTTGTGTTGTTGGAGGTCGTCCTGGTTCTGGTAAATCAACTCTGGCACAAATGATGGCAATTGATACTGCTATGGTTAAAAAGGAGGGGGTTCTTTTTATATCAGCAGAAATGGACAAAGAGACACTCTCAAACAGAATGTTTAGTTCACTTAGTTCTATTCCATATGACAACTTGCACAATGCAACACTTTATGACGGATTACTAAAGGAATATGCAAGGTATCGAGAGGTTTACAGCGGTCTACCAATTTGGATCGAACCAAAGCAGAAACCAAGCATAAGTGAGGTTAGAGCCTACGCGAGAAGAGCAAAGCGCCGTTTTGCCAAAGCAGGCATAAAGCTTGGGTGCATTATTGTTGACTATCTACAGCTCGTAAGAGATCCAAGCAAGAAAGATCGTTTTCAAGAAGTTGGCTCTATTAGTCGTGAACTTAAATCTATGGCTAAGGAGTTTGAATGCCCGGTTGTAGCGCTCGTTCAATTAAATCGTGAATCAGAAAAAGGTAAGAAACCGAAAGCTTCTGACATTAAGGAATCAGGGCAGATCGAGCAAGATGCAGACCAGATCATCCTTGTTAATCCATTAACTGATGACAAAACACTTCAACCTCTCGGGGTTACAGAATTAATTATTGCCAAAAATCGACACGGGAAAAGGGGGGCAGTCCGAGTTCAAGAGCATTTAGACATGTGTAGATTTAAAGCCATTCAGGAGCTAGAAGAATGAAAACATTCCTAATCATTATGACTGTTATCTGTATTGCTACTTTTATGGGACTGGTTGTAGCTGCAATAGCTGCAAAGCTGCACCAGTTTTCAGGAAGTCTAGCTAAATTTCGCTTTTCACTAGCCTTCATGGATATCACTTTTTTCTTTTTATGTGTATCGGCTCTGGCTGTATTTGATGGGGATAAGTATCAAGCGTTCTCACATCTAACCCAATTCTTGTTGGCTTTATACCTAATTTTTTACCGTTCTAATAAGTGGGAGCGCAAAGCATGAGCCATAAAATAATTAAACCCGACCTTGATTTGGTTTTTGCGAGATTTGCCATTTTTGGAATGTTGTCAAGTCTTTTTGCTGTTTCATATGTCAATGGTCATCCATCATGGCTGACATGGGTTGTCATGTTATTGGGTGTGTTCTCAATCTTTGAGACAGCGATTAAAGCTGATGAAGATGCATTGGCTGCTAATGGCCTTGCAAAGATTATTATCTCTCACTCTAGAAAACTTGCCTCAGAAAGGGATGAATACGAGTTTGTTGCTGAGTCATTAGATGATCTTTATGTGCGCGAATGCAAAAAGACGGATGAGCTTAAGAAATCAATACAAGGCAATCAGGGGCGTATTTCAGAACTTGAACGCTTAAACCGTGTAAAGGCTCAGGCAATTATTGATTTGCATCAAGAAATTACAGAGCTTAAAGCATCTCATCACGGTGAAGTGATTGGTCATGAAGTTCACTTTAAAAAGATCAAGCAAGAGCGTGACGAGCTGCAAACCTTATACATCCAACAAGGCATAAACATGCTGAAGCTGCAAAAGCGGGTGGATAAGGCACTAGAACTTATGCAGAAGCCTGTGATTGTTGGAGAGCCTACAAACTACGTTTGTGCAAGGTTCAAAGAGTTAGAGCAAGCGCTCAAGGGGGAACAACAATGAATTTTGATAATGAAATGATTAAAGGTATTTCTCAAAGCGAGTTTGAAAAAGCTTTTGCAAAGCAGATGATGAAAGATCGAGTTTCTGATGAGATGCAAAAGGATATGGAAGCTCTGCAAAAACTTAATAGTGGCAATTATGTGATTGTGCCAAAAGAACCAACTCAAAGAATGCTAAACGCTGGTCATGTTGTAATGAATCCTGTCAAAGGCTCGGATGTTCACTCAGGAACAAATCAGAAGCGTCGTGAATGCTACAAGGCAATGTTAAGGGCTTATCAGGAGTATGGCGACCAATGACCACATTCAAAGAGGCTCAAATCATCATTGGCATCGATCCTGACTTGGAAAAGTCGGGAGTTGCCATTCTTGGTAGTGATCTTCAACTTAAAAATCTGACTTTTCCAGAAACGGTTGAACTATTCAGAAATGAGCAGGACAGCATCAAGAAGGTCGTGATTGAAGCAGGTTGGGAAAATAAGAAGGCTAACTTCAGAGTAGGTGGTGGTCACTCAAGACAAGTGAACGAGCAGATTGCTAGACGTGTTGGGATGAACCATGCGACTGGAATCTTATTAGCAGAAATAGCACAGGCTTTAGGCTTAGCAGTCTTACTGGTGAAGCCTACTAAATCAAAACTCAATGCAGAGCAGTTTAACAAGATTACAGGTTGGCAAGGGCGTACGAATCAAGAGCAGCGTGACGCAGGCATGTTGATCTGGGGAATGCAAGGGAAGAAGGTGGCGTGATGGTCTTTTACGAAGTTGGGACATATGAACAATATGAAGAAGGTTTTCATGCTTTCTTTCGCACTCGATATGAAGATAAAGCTGAACAAGTCAAAGCATGGGCAGAGGAGTACCAAGCTAAGACACCTGAATGGCCTACAGGTGAGACTGATGAAAAGCAGATTCAATATATGGATCTTGTTCGAAAAATTGATGATGAATTTGCGGAACTGATCGGTAAGAAGTTCCCAATCTCAAACTATTCAAAAGACATGTACTCAATACTTATAAACAAAGCAGAATTAGACGATTAGGGTGATGGTATGAATGCAGTAGCAGTTGAGAAGTTTGAACGTTTTGAATGGTTGACTCATGGTTTAACTGCGAGTTCACCAAGTATTGAGCCAGTGGTCCGCGGAACAGGAGAGAAACCATTGAACTATCAAGACCGCTTGGGTGCTATTGCTTCAATGGATACCCAGTTAGCAAAGTCAGTCACAGCACTGATTGTGTTTGAAGGCAAGTCACAAAGTGATTATGAGTATGTACGTAATCATTTGGCGAAGATCATGATTCAAAATGCCGCAGTTGATAAGAAGCGAGAGCCTGAACATGTCGCTATATATCACCTAGCATGGTTGATTGCTCGCCTAGTATTAGACTTCGCATTAAATCCAGAGTTAGAAGAACATTACACAGCTAAAGGGCGCTTGGCTTATGCAGGGCTTAAGAGTCATCAGATGAATGTAGAGTGCTACCGCAAGACATGGAAGCCATACGAAAACCTAATGACTATGGCAATTGAGTCGGCAATTGATGAGGCAGGCAAAGCAGTTGAAGCCTACAAAAGAAATACTTACAAAGATATGAAAGCGTAGGTATTCCATTATTGCGGAAACAAGAGTATAGTTTTTATATACTGGTCGTATTACGGATTTCCGAAGACCAATACATCAAAGCTCACTTAATCGTGGGCTTTTTTATTGCCTATCGAAAAGTGAGAAGAAGAATGTCAGACGAACAAAAACTTGAAAAAGAACTTCAGGATAAAGGCTTGAATGCTCCACGATTAACACCTGAACATATAGATTCAAAAATTAAAGCTGTCCGCTTTATCAATGGTGATGTGGTGCCAGACTATTTTGCAGATGATTATAAAAATGATTGTGGAGCAAGTTGTTTAACTATTTGTATTCTGTCTTTAGAAAATGGTTTTACTGTTACAGGCGAGAGCGCATGTGTAAGTCCTGAAAACTTTGATGAGAAAATTGGACGGGAGGTGGCTTATAAAAATGCCTATGAAAAAATTTGGCAATTAGAAGGCTATCTATTGAAAGAAAAGCTCTATCAGGCCAAGTTGGATAAAAATTTCTAAATCTTTCGCTACGTTTCCTTTGCTGATTAGTTTTATCTCGCGGGAGGTGCTTTGTTGGGGCACCTCTCAATTTTGCCGAACGGATTACGGCGCATGAAGCCCTGCCAAATACTAGATATTGGCGGGGCTTTTATTTTTCGGGGGATATATGACAGATATTGTTGAAGCGAAAAAGAATCTTGATAAATACTCAGAAGAGCTAAGCCGCTATCAGAATTTGTCACGCACTGGGTTAAGTCGTGAAGAGATGCTTGTCATAGATCGAATCATTATTCGACTAAGAAACAAGATTAATAATTTACGGTCCATGTTAAATGCGTGACGCCAAACGATTAGCCGAAGTTCGCAAATTGCCATGCATGAGATGTGGTGCACCAGCACCAAGCCAAGCCGCGCACTCTAATTCAAGCAAAGACGGTAAAGGCAGATCTATTAAGGCTTGCGACTCTAAAACTGTTTCTTTGTGTTTTTCCTGCCATCATTTATTTGATACTTATCAACTAGGGAGTAGACAGGAAAGCGAAGACTTATTTAATAAATGGCTTAAGCGAACCAACGCAATGCTTGAGTCAGAACAAGATTTATTTTGACTTATAAATAACCCAAACAAACCCATTAAAAGCGGTGGGTTTAATTGGGTTTTATCCGGAGCCGAGAGGCTATTTTTTTGTGTCTATAGAAAGGTAAAGCAATGAAAATAAAATTCTTGGCTATTGGCTTGATGTGCACAATGGCAATGGTTGGTTGTTCTCGTGATGCTCAAGTTGCATCTAAGAACTTGTCGTATGCGGCTGATAATTTTGAGTTAGATCGTAGAGTGGTTTTTTATAATGGGATCACCGGTGAATACATTTTAACAATTGAGGGTAAGTGTTCTTTTGATGCTGTCAGTGAGCGCAAGGTCGATGTGACCTGCAAAACTGGTGAGTCTGAATTTAAGAAACATTCATTAGGTATATCTGACAATGTAACTTATTTTTCTGAACAACTAACAAGTAAAGGTGTTAGCGCGTACCACTACAAGGTAGCTTTTAAACCACAATCAATAATTCCTGATGTTGATCTGAAAGTGAATTAATTCCATCGAATTCGAGGGAATTAATTTTGGAGGGAATATGGAACCAGCAACATTCCCAATCAATAGTTATTCAGGAATTGTTCAGGTAATTAACTATCTGAACAATAATCACTCCAAAGCAGCCGCAGAAGGCAAACCTTTAGTCGTTAGAATCAATCAGAAAGAAGACGATAGAAGCGCCGCACAAAACCGGCTTTACTGGGCTTGGCTTGAGCAGATCAAGCAAAAGACCGGTAACTCAAAGGATGACCTTCATTTACTTTTTAAGAAAAAGTTTCTTGCCCGGATCTATGTTGAAGGTCGGCAAGAGACTGCAGAAAAGTACATGGCTTTGCAGAACTTTAAAGATGTTATTCAAGCATTCGATGGACCTAAGCGCCGTCAACTTGAAAAGGATTACCAAGTTTTGGTTAATACCTTTATTAAAGACCATCTGCAAAGCAAGAAGGCCACCATTAAAGAATTCACCAAATATCTGGATAAGATCAACATCTATGCACATAGAGACTTGGGCGTGATGTTGATTATCCCGGATGACCTTAAGTGGTGTTATCAAAATGAGCAATGATTCAAATTTGCAAGATGTGGTGCTTAAACTGATAGAGCAAAACAATAAGCTGATTGAACAGAATAGCTTGATCGTCCAAATCAATGCAGAACAATCTGCTCAGTTATCCGAAGTTCTATTAATGCTTGAAGATAGTGAACCGGCACAACGGTCAGGATCACTAGATGGGTGATGTTATGAATTTCGATATAGAGCAAATGAGGATTAATAACGATGCCTAGAATAGTTTCAGTCATTCCACCTAAGGATGAATCCAACATTACTAAAGCACAGGGTACAAAAATATTGCTTGATAACGGCGAGTACCTACGATGTGTCCACAAAATCACTTTAGTAGCAGAAGTTGATTCGCCGTGGAAAGCTATCATTGAAGTGTACCCACAAAATCAAGAGCAAATTGATGCAGTATTAGCTGATCTTGAGGTGGTTAAGCGCTACGAGGCGAGTAACCGATTAGCTGAAATAAAGGAAGAGATGCAAAAACTTCAAGATGAGAAAGCATTTCTTGAGCAAGAGTATGGTTCGCCAAAGACGGGTGTTTGGACTGATGGCGTGGACTATGTTTCTAAGGAAGGGACTTTCTTGGTTGATAAACAAGAGAGAGTTTTAAAACCACCTAAGAACGATACTCTAACTGAGTATCTTAAAAGTCACCCTCGATATTCGACAATCATTCCACCAGTAACAGGAAAGGTTAAAGATATCCATGGTGTTATTCATTCGCTACCAGATCTAAAAGGTGAGCAAGATGATTCCGAAGAGCATTATTAATAATCGATTGGCTTTTCATGAATTGGGTAATAAGCATGAAAGACCCTACATTGTGCTTGAACTGGAAACTCCAGAAGTTCAGCGAAAGCAACTGGAACTTAATTTGGTTAAGTTGATCCAAGAGTATCAACGCAAGGGGTTAGATATCGATTGGATATCCATTGACTTACTTAATGGTGTAGATGCGCGAGTAAACTTAAATGAAACTCCAAACATTCAAGAACAAGTTGCAGACGCTACAGGCACCCGCACAAACCCAGAAGAACTCTAAACAAAACAATTGGGGTTCTGGTCGTGGTGGTCGTCCGTGGCGCCGTCTTAAAGCAAAGATCCATTTACGTGATGAGTGGACCTGTCAATGTTGTGGCATTGTCACTAAAGATTTAGAGCTTGACCATATTGTCAATGTGGCAAGAGGTGGAACGGATGATGAATCCAACCTCCAATCTCTTTGTGTTCCATGCCATAAAAAGAAAACCCTACAGGAGAGCCGGCAATGATCTTTACAGGCTCTATAACCATTTCTTTTATTGGTGAGTGCAACTGCGTTGGTTGCTTTTATACACGTGTGCATGGTGGCTATATGCCTTGTCAAAAGGGTCGTCCCATCAAACAGCCAATACAGCCACTTAAAAAACCGTGAGTAATTCAAAGGCATTTAGACGAGGATTGATAAATGATTTCACAACTTGTTTCTGTGAGAGATTCGACCACAGGCGCTGAGGTGTACTTTGACCCTAACGGAGTTGAAGGCGCCGTTTTCAATTGGAATGGTAAGAAAGATTACGACCAATACATCTATCACGCTATGTTGTATATGCGAAGCGGCAATCTAATCAGTTTTAATGTGAAGGATGATGGTAAGAAAAAGATTCTTGACCATATTCAAGAAGCACCATAATGATGCACAAAAATACAGCAGGCAGGGGGGAGGTCAAAAGTTCCAAGCCCTTCGCCGTTGGACACCGCCCCCCATCGCACGCATAAAAAAAATTCCCTTTCAGAAAAAGTTAAAGCAAAAAGTTAAAATCAAGTTAAAGGTAGAGCAATGGCATTAACAGAGAAAATGGAAAAATTTGCTCTTGCCATTGTTGACGGCAAGACAAATAAAGAAGCAGCAATTTCAGCAGGTTATGCTGAAAAAACCGCATCCGCCGCAGGTGCTCGTTTAGCAAAAGATCCTGAAATTATTGTCTATATTGAAATGTTAAAGGCTCAAAAAGAAGGACGGTCTTTAACATCTGATCATCCAAAAGTTAAAACTGCAGATATACCAGAAAATAGCGGCGAAGATGAAAACCCTATTGAGGAATTTCAGTTTGAAGGCGATGACCCTTTAGATTTTTTAATTAAGGTCATGAACTTCAATGGCAACAAGCTGCCACTAAGAATGCAAGCAGCAATTGCAGCATTGCCTTATAAACACGGGAAGGTTGCTGAAAAAGGCAAGAAGGAAACCAAACAAGATAAGGCAAAAGAAGCTACAAAAACGGGGAAATATGCTACTTTGGACAATCAATTGCCTAGTTAAGTGATATATTCAATTTAAATTTATGAGGTGCAATATGGCTGATTACTTAGAAAAAATAGACGAGATTATTCACAATCAGGTAAAAGTTGCACTCAATAACTTTGAGCCCCAACTCTCAATTTTAGAGAGCAAAGAAGATCTTTTAGCCTTCGCATATAACAATGATTATGACGCATGTGTTGGCTATAAGAAGTTATCAGAGTTAATTGTAGAAGAACTTGGTGTTGTGGATGACCATATTGAAGGCATTAACAACTTTGAAAGTTTGTGGTTAAAGCTGAAAAATGAGGTTGAGCAGGCAATAGCTGCTGCAAAGAAAAACTTAGAGTAATTGATAATTTATTTAAAAAATAGCCGCCCAAGAGGCGGTTTTTTATTGCACAGTTTTTGGATGAATCCGTAGGCGATACGGTGAGAGAGAAAGCAATGTCCTGAACCAGTATGGGGATGCGTAGCAAGGTTTTCGAATGCACCAATAAACATCGGCTTATCTCGGCCATACAAGCAAGAGTTCGCAACTTGCCATCCAAATCTCAATGGGCCATTTAAATGACTGCAAAACTACCAGACTGGACAACAGCTCGCCCAGACTGGGAGGAGCGTATTGTTGCAAAAAAGTCGCTCATGCCATGTGCTCCTTTGTTTCCACAAGTTGCAGACGTTGCCGAGCGTATATTTAAAGAACTTATCCTTGTTGATGTGATGGATAGCCCAAAAATGGGCGATGTCACACTTGAATGGGTTATTGAGTTTGTACGAGCAATCTTTGGAGCTTATGACCCAAAAGCAAAGCGCAGATTAATTCGTGAATTCTTTCTTTTGATTTCGAAGAAGAATACTAAATCTACGATTGCCGCCGGCATTATGCTTACTGCATTAATTCTTAATGATCGACAATCTGCCGAACTAATTATTCTTGCGCCTACTAAAGAAGTTGCTGATAACTCATTTAATCCAATCCGGGATTTCATACGCGCAGATGAAGAATTAAGTGAAAGATTTAATGTATCTGAGCACACAAAAACAGTTACGCATCTAGGTACCGGAGCAACACTTAAAGTTATTGCAGCAGAATCCAATGCAGCAGCAGGTAAGAAAGCTTCAATCATTTTGATAGATGAGGTCTGGCTATTCGGGAAACGTGCCAACGCTGAATCAATGTTCCGTGAAGCAAAGGGTGGTTTAGCATCTCGTCCAGAAGGTTGTGTGATTTATCTGTCTACCATGTCGGATGAAGTGCCATGTGGAGTATTTAAGCAGCTTTTAGATTATGCCAGAGATGTACGTGACGGAATTAAAGTTGATAAAAGTTTTCTACCACTTATTTATGAATTCCCTAAGCATCTTGTAGAAGCAGGCGAACATTTAAAACCTGAAAATTTCTACATCACAAACCCAAACTTGGGTGCTTCGGTTGATCTTGAATATCTGATTTCGGAATTTAACAAAGTTAAAGATGCTGGTGAAGAATCTCTTAGAGACTTCTTGGCCAAACACTTAAACATTGAAATCGGCATGAACCTTCGTGCAAACCGTTGGGCAGGCGCAGAGTTTTGGTTACAGCAATCTAAAAAATTCACTTTAAATAAACTTATAGACCAATCAGATGTAATCACAATCGGCATAGATGGTGGTGGATTGGATGATTTATTGGGCTTTGCTGTACTTGGTCGCCATAAGGATAGCCGTAAATGGTGGTTATGGAACCACGCATGGTGCAATACAACAGCAGTCGAAAGACGAAAAGAGAATGCGCCAAAGTATCAAGACTGTGTTCAAGAGGGATCCTTAACAATTGTTGAGCGAATTGGTGATGATATTGATCAATTAGCCAAAATTGCTAAACAAGTTTTTGACTCTGGAAAGCTCAATAAAATTGGTTTAGATCCGTTGGGTTTGGGTGGGCTTTTAGATGGACTTCTTAAAGTTGGCATTCCTGAGGAACAAATGATTGCAGTACCCCAAGGTTTTAAATTGATGGGTTATATCCTAACGACTGAACGCAAGTTGGCTGAGGGAAACTTATATCACCAAGGTTCACAGTTAATGACCTGGTGCGTCGGGAATGCTCGAGCCGTTGTTAAGGGTAACGGCATGATGATTTCCAAACAGGAATCAGGCGTTGGGAAGATTGATCCATTGATTGCGACTTTTAACGCTGTGGCTTTGATGAGTGTGAATCCTGAGCCTAAAAACTTTGATATTGACGGTTATTTAGAGGACGTCGTGATAGCATGAGCGATTTACAAGATACGGGGTTTTGGTCTCGTTTCTGGTCACGATTGACTGGAAGAACTCAATTGAAAAAAGGTGATACTTCATATCCATTTGATAGTTATATGTCTTCAGGTGGTGCTGTAGTTTCACCAGAAACAGCATTAAAACTATCGGCTGTATGGGCATGTGTGAAGCTTAGAGCTGAAACAATATCTACTTTGCCTCTACAACTCTATGACAATGAAAAACGAGTAGCCACCAATCATCATTTGTACCGAATTTTGCATGATTCGCCGAATGCTGACATGTGTGCTAGTGAGTTTTGGCAGGTACAAAGCGCTTGTTTAGACTTGTGGGGCAACTCATACAACCTAATCACAAGGCGTTCAAATGGTGAAGTGATAGCGCTGGAGCCTCTTTTCCCAAGTGAAATGATTGTAAAGCGCAACAAATCAGGCTCAATTGAGTTTCATTACACTGAAAATGGGAAAACAACAACCTATTCGGAAGACCAAATCTTGCATTTTAAGGGTTTTACTCTTGATGGGCTTGTTGGTTTATCTGCTATTCAGTTTTTTGCTCAAACTATAGGCATGCAGTTTGATGCAAACAATCAAGCACAAGATTGGTTCAAAAATGGCTTAAAAGTAGGTGGCTTTCTTGAAACAGGCGAGCAAACGCTAACAAAAGAACAGCGCCAACGAATGCGTAATAACTTAGCTGAGTTTAGCCGACCTGAAAACGCAGGAAGGTACATGGTGCTTGAAGCTGGTATGAAGGTTTCAGGCGCAAGTAGCATCCGTATTAACCCAGTGGACGCTCAATTATTGGAGTCTCGTTACTTCGGTATTGAAGAAATCTGCCGTGCTTTTGGGGTTCCACCTCAACTAATTGGGCACACTAATAAGGCAAGTTCATGGGCATCTAGCCTAGAGCAAACAAATCAGGGATTTTTGACTTATGCACTTAACCCTCAATTAGTGCGTTATGAGCAAACAATCGCTCGTAAGCTACTTTTGCCTCAAGACAAATACAAATACCGTCCTAAATTCTCGGTAGATGGTTTGCTGCGCTCTGACGTAGCTAAGCGTGGTGATTTCTACGTAAAAATGACGCAGAACGGTTTAATGACGAGAAATGAAGCGCGAGAGTTGGAGGATTTGCCAGCATCCACAGATCCAGCGGCCGATAAACTCACGGTACAAATGCAGATGGTGCCACTTGGAGAAAATCAGGGGAATCCTCAATGACTAGAAAAAGTTTTAATTTAGAGATCAAAGCCGTCCAAGAGGACGGTTTTTTTTCGGGCTATGGTGCCGTATTTGGAAATATTGATTGGTATAACGACGTAATTTTGCCGGGTGCATTTACAGCATCCATCGCCAAATGGCGCGCCAAAAATAAGATGCCGCCTGTTCTTTGGAACCATAACGATAGTGAACCTATTGGTGTCTACACAAACATCTATGAAGACGAAAAAGGCCTTTATGTTGAAGGCAAGTTACTTATAGATGACGTCCCAAGAGCCAAGTCTACTCATGCACTTTTAAAGGCTGGCGCTATAGACGGCCTAAGCATTGGCTACTCAACCAAAAAGGCTAATCAACAGACAAATGGCGTTCGCGAATTGGTTGAAGTTGACCTTAGCGAAATCTCGATTGTCACTCAGCCTGCAAATGAGCGCAGCCT